TGGTGAAGTGTGATGATAAAACGGGTGTAGATCCTGATGTTAGCGGTTTTATGGATATACACGATATGGGGAGCGATGATTATTTCCATATCTACGGGGATAACGCAACCTTCGAGCTCATTTTTATCGATGGCTTCCACCATGCCGACCAGGTTAAACGGGATTTTGAAAACTCATTGCGATGCCTTAGTGATAATGGATTTATTGTGATACATGATGTGCTGCCTGAGAATGAAGAGGGGACTATTGTACCGAGGCAAACAAGACAGTGGTGGGGTGATGTTTATAAGTGGGCAATGAATATTGGTCAATACGCAAACATTGGGTATAAAACCTTTAACATTGATAACGGGTGTATGATGGTATGGAAATCAGACGGGGCATCAAATGATTCAAGCAAAGATCTATCAATTAACTACGACTGGAATTTATACACAACATTAGGCCGGAGCCTTATGAACGTCACCAACGAAGTTACAATCTAATGGGTGGCAAAGGGAAATATCTTGAATTTGAACCATCATCCGATAAACAAAAAGAGGCTGCTGCAGTATGGGCAGACCCGACGGTTACAGATATTGTTTATGGAGGTGCAAAAGGTGGCGGTAAATCATATCTTGGTGCTGCTCTTATTTTTGGGAACGCTCTTATGTACCCAGGAACCAGGTATTTTATAGCTCGTAAACAATTAAATGATCTTCGCAAGCATACAATACCAACTATAGATAAAGTATTTGAAGATTTCGGTATTGATCAAAAGAGGTACCTGAAATTTAATGGGCAGGATAACACTTATCATTTAAACAATGGCAGTACTGTTTTACTTATTGAGGCAAAATACTGGCCCCGTGATCCAATGTATGAACGGTTTGGATCTATGACTATGACACAGGGATGGATTGAAGAAGCGGGCGAGTTTGAACACAGTGCAATGATAAACCTTTCAATTTCTATTGGTAGGTGGTTGAATGATAAATATAAATTAACTGGTAAATTACTGCAGACCTGCAACCCTAAAAAAAATTACCTTTATAAAGAATATTATCTCCCGTGGCGGGCCGGTACTTTACCGCCTGAGAAACGGTTTATACAGGCTTTTGCACATGAGAATAAAAAAAATGAGGCTGGATATGTAAAGAGGCTGGATGAAAAACTTAAAGGTGTTGACCGGGAAAGATTACTCGGTGGAGTTTGGGAATATTCAGAAGATGCTGATGCACTTATAATTTACGATAAAATTATAGATTGTTTTAGTAATGACTTTGTTCCAGGTGGAGATAAAAAGATAACAAGCGATATAGCCCGTCTTGGTGGTGATAGGATTGTCAGGATTGATTGGGACGGGTGGAGGGGCATTGTAACTGAGCAACCCAGGGGCAGGCTAAATGAAACAGCGGCATATATTGAAGCTGGCCGGCATAAATTATCCTGCGGAAAATCGGATGTTCTTATTGATAGTGACGGTATGGGGGTTGGTATAAACGACTTTGTAGGATACCAGATGTTTGTAAATAATTCAAGTGCTTTACCTGACCCTTTACAGCCTTATGATGCATCCGGCAAAGAAGTAAAAGAACAATATGAGAACCTGAAAAGCCAGTGTTATTTTAGATTAGCTGATAGAATTAACAAAAACGGTTTATATTTGATTTGCGAAAACGAAGATCAGCAGCAACTTATTATCGAGGAACTGCAGCAGGTTCGTATTAAAAAACTTGATAGTGATGGTAAAAAAGGTGTTGTACCAAAAGATAAAGTTAAAGAAATTCTTGGACGATCCCCGGATTTCGCAGATACGATAATGATGCGTGAATACTTTGAATTAAAGCCATCTTTTAAATTCAATGATGCAGAATACTAAAATACAATACTATGCAGCTACCAGATTTATTTGGAGTTCGTAAACTCACAAAACAAGTTGAATCGCTGCATATAGAATTGCAGCAGAAAGCAGCCAGCCAACAAATTGCTGCATCATTCACCAACTTTAACACACAAATTTTCCCACATTACAATGTAATTAAAGAAGAAATTATTTATCAAATAATGGATGATATTTATTCTGTTGTTAGCAGGTTATCAGCAACAGCAGCATCAATACCATTTTATGCAGAAACACAAGACGGGCAGGATATACAGCCAAAAGATAAACTAAACGATTTCCTTAAAACATTAACCTTTGAACAAAAAGAAATATTTTATACAACCCTTTACTTACAAGGTGAGATATTTGCATGGAAGGAAAAGATTGATTTTGGCGTAAATGCCGGGGTTCAAAGATTAAAGAACCTTAACCCTGCTAAAATGGTTGTGATCATAAGCAGGGATTTTCCTACAGATATTGTCGGTTACCGATATTATGACAGCTACAATGGGTATTCAAAAGATTTCGGGCTTGATGAAATAATGTATGTAAAGACTTTTAATCCTACCAGCGATATTCAAAAACAGTTTAGAGGGTTTTCAGCAGTTACAGCATTGAAACAACGGTTAACAAGGGTGCAATCTTCTTTAGATGTAAGTATAGCTCAAATGCAAAACGGTGGCGTCCCTGGGGTTATGTATGAGAAGATGCCAATGGCCCCCGGTGCAATGGGGCAAAGGCAGGATAATTTTGCAAAGTTCCTTTCTAATTCAGCTAATACCGGGGCTCCTTATATGCTTAACGGAGATGTGGGATATTTTGCAATAGGATCAGCCCTTGCGGATATGCAACTTGCGGAACTTGCCAGTATTGATTTTGATAAAATTTGCAATGCCTTTTCTGTAAGTTCAATAAACTTTAATAACAAAGAAGCCAGTACCCGTGCTAATGTAACGGAATTAAGAAAAGACTTATTTACAAATGCTGTGTTACCGCAGGTTAAGCGTTTGGAAGATGGGTTGAATATGCAGGTAGTGCAGGATATAAGAACAACTGGTGTTGTATGTTATGATATAAGCGATGTGCAGGAACTTCAGGTTGATTTAAAGTCTGTTGCTGAAGGTTTAGCAGCATCTCCTGTAATGAGGCCGAATGATGTATTGGAGAAACTTGGGTTTAACCGTGATGATAACCCCGATATGGATAAATGGTTTATTAAAAATGGCTATACACCAATTGAAGATATGGCGTCTCCGGCACCATTACCTAATGTTGCAGGGGATTATATACCACAGTCAGCGGATGCGGCAACCCCGGTTAAAGTACCTGCAGCATGAAAAGTAATATTGAAATAGCAGATGAATGTTTACGTATGGTTGAACGTGTTATCAGGAATGAAATACCTGCAGTAACGTGCCCTGAAAAAAAAATACAGATGGCATGGAAAAAAGATGAGGTAAAACAAATACTTATCAATAAACTACAAACACCATCGGCGGTGATGGTTGGGCCGGGGGAATTGAAATGACCATTGAGCAATCTACAGACATATCGCAACGGTTTAACCGGTTTATCAAACGGTATGAGGTAATGTACACGCCTAAATTCAATGCAGCACTAAAAGCACAGATTCAACAATATATAGACAACGGCACATTGCAGGCCGTTGATAGTGTGCAGATGTATGATGTATTGGTTAAGTTATACAAAGATTGTTCTGTTATCTGGGCTCATCAATCAGCTTTGCAGATACGCCGGGCTAAATCGAGGCAGCCGATGGGTTTCAGTGAACGTATTGTTGAATTGATGAAAAAATACTTTGGTGTTGATCTTTTGAATATTGCACAACAGATAACTGATACAACAAAAAAAATTATACAAGAGGTTTTATCCAGGGCCACAGAAACCGGTGCATCATTTCAGGAAATTGTAAACGAACTTGAATCACCGGACTTAACCCGTATTCGGGCACGTCTTATAGCACGTACAGAAACAGTTAGTGCAGCCAATGCGGCAGCAACGATAAATGCAAAAGAAACTTCAGTTGTTACCGGGCAAACATTGCGTAAGATGTGGATTGCAACAACTGACAGCCGTGTGCGTCATGATCATGCAGAAGTTGACAGGCATGTTATCGGTATAGATGATTATTTTATTGTTGGTGGCTATAAGATGCAGCAGCCAGGAGATAGGACACATGGGGCACCGGCATCGGAGATATGTAATTGCAGGTGTACAGTTGGGTTTGTACCTGTTACATAATTCATTCTATTAATTTTTTTCTGAAATAAACTGCAATCAGTTGTCCGTAAGTTTTACATAAACATCTATCCCTTATTTCATTTATTTTTTTTGCAACGTACAATCTTGTCGTGCCGAATTCTTTCGCAATCTCATGCGTTTTGTATCCATTTGCCAGCATTTGAACGATTTCGATGTTCGTCATAGGGTATAAATTTAACCGTTTTATTTGAAGTTACAAAATTACGGTAATACTATTTTTTACTTTTACTTACAAGATGCTTAAATCACTAACCTCAGATATAGCCGATATTGATGCACAGGGCCGGATTGTCGTTGCCGCAAATGCTTTCGGCAATATTGACAGCGACCGGGATATATCAATGCCAGGCAGCTTCGATCTTACTATAAAAAATAATTTCAACCGCCTTAAATGGTTTCTTAACCATGACCGTACACAGCTTTTGGGTGTACCGTTACAGGCAAACCCAACAAGGGAATATTTGCAGGTAGTTGGACAAATAAATCTGAATAAGCAGATTGGTCGTGACACATACGAGGATTACAAACTGTTTGCAGAAAACGGAAAAACCCTTGAACACTCTATAGGAGTTGATGCTATAAAGTATTTTGAGGACAGGGATAACAACGTGCGTAAGGTTACAGAATGGAAGTGGTGGGAATACAGCACACTGACAAGCTGGGGAGCAAATGAAAACACACCCTTATTATCCATCAAGTCTGCCAGCCCTTTGCAGGCGCTTGATCTATTTGAATTGCGGTTGGAAAAGGGTAATTACTCAGACGAAACATTTATCACTATAGAACAATCT